AAGAAATAATACAGATCCAGTTACAATTAAAACATTAATCGTTTTTCTTAACTTGCTGAATATCTTATTACTTTCTGTTTTAATATTTGTCAAAACGAGATTGCTCTCGTTTATCAGAGCGTGCAGTTGCTCTTCTGCTGTTTTTATTGAATCTTCGCTCATAGCTTTCAAGCTAAATGGTTAATTAATTTCTTATTACCTTACCATTAAAAACAATGGTTTTTTTATTTCCCGATACTGATTTTCTTGTCGATGTACTTGGATATGCTGCGTGTTTTAACAAAACAATAGATGTGTATGGTTCTAGCGTTATTGATGTATGATCTGCATTATTTGCAATATCTCTGTAATTCTGATCTAAAACAACTGTTTTGTTTGTTATTGTTTCATTATATTCAAATCTAATATCAGACTCTAATGATATTACAAATGGGGATTTATGCGAATTGGCATCCTGACCTGAAAATAACTGCCATCCTTCAAAAGTCCTGATAGACGTCCAAAGAGAAACATCTTCTCATATAACGGAGTTGTTGAATTTATTTTATCAAGATCAATTCCAAACCCCTTCAATAAATTCCTATCATACTCTGACAATACACTTGTACCCAAATTTGTTGCAATTACAAATGTATGGTGGTAATCAAGGATTGTAAGGAGTTCCTCTATTTGATTTGGAGTAAATATCATTATATAAATTTAGTATTATTTCTTTACCATCCCCCTATATCCATTACGTGAATTAATAGGTACTTTTCCGTTTGGAAGTATTCTTGCTTTATTAAAACCACTTGGATTTATAATATAATTATACACTCCAATAGTAGGACTACCAACTATTGTGCTTCCTTCAATATCGCTAGTTAATCCAACATTTAGCCCAGCAGCAATCGCAGGGGATGCTGTTTGTAGTCTAAAATTTCCCGCAGTTGGATTTACAAACATTGGATTTGCTTGTATATTTCCTGATATAACACACCCATCGACTCCATTTATTGCATTGAATCCAGACGCTGTATATAAGACATCTTTATAGTTAACAAGATTTGTTTTGCCCTCTTTGTAAATTAAATTATTTTGCCACGTGTTGTTCATGTTGCTATCGTTGTTTGCAACACGAATGGCATAGTCATGTACTAAATCACACTCAAAAATGATATTGTTTTTAATGATATTGTTCTGTCGTCTTGTTCCAGTTGCAGACATCATAATGCCAATATCTTCAGCATAGGCAAAAACATTGTTATAAATTTCACAACCTACGGATTTTCCGTTTGAATAACCATCAAAATTAAGTCCTTGTGCTGTTGTTAATCGGTAAACAGGTGTCCTTACGATGTTCGTAATATTGTAATACATCTTTAGGTTAGCACCATTTATTTCATTCAATGAACCCAAACTGTAAAACACATTGTTGTAAATTTCATTGCCAGACTCGGTTACCAATATAGAGTTATAACCGAACGCACGTCCATAATCAATTCCCTCACAAGTCACATAATTATTATAGAATTTATTATTAGAACATGTATAACCAGCAACGCCATTCAATATCCCAAGTGCGTTGTGTCCCCAATTTGTGAAAGTATTGTGGTGCATAACCCAATTATTGCTACCAAAAGATAATTGTATTGCGTCACCAGTATATGCTGATTCAAAGCCCCAAAATCCAGTTCCGCCAGTGTCAAACGTGCAATTTGATACGCTATTATTGTTTGAATATTCTACAACTGCTGGATATGTAGAAACTCCAATGCCATTTCCACCACAGTACATTCCAACACTACACGAATCTATCACTGAGTTATTTACTCCCCTTAATCGTAGGCATTGCATTCCACCCCTAAAATCTATATTTTTAAGAACAAAATAGCTTTCCGCCTGACTTAATCCTGAATATCCAGACGGATAGTTTATACTTGTAAATGTCGTTGCAGGATTAGTAGCACTATAAATATACAGACGAGTTGACGAGACATAGTATTTATTCGACGTAGAAACAGGAAGTGATTCGCTACGCTTAAATTCAATTTCATCTACAAATAGTCTCTTGGTTTGTGTAGTATTAGCAATATACCACGCATTGCCACTTTGCGTCCAATTGCCCGAACCAGTCCACCCTGAAATTGAATCCTGATTATGGATTATCGGCTTGTTACCAGAACCATACGAAGTATATGTAATTGGATTACCTTCAGTACCGCCATTCACATACAGTGCGGTATTATCAATCCAAGAGTCACCACGTTTGAATTTAACTACGTCACCTTTCTGAAGATTAAAGCCACTTACCTTTGTTTTTGTTTTCCACGATGTTGCTTCAGAAGTTCCGTTATTGCTATCACTTCCCAAATTGCTCACGTAGTAAGTAGTTGGAAAGCAAAAAAACGGAATAAGCAATATGACTGCAAATAATATCCTTTTCATATTTGTCGTATTAAATCGGCCAAACTCCCCAAAGCGTACCATTTCCTGACATACTTGTAATTGTCGTTCCATTAGTAGGAAGTGTTATTTGAGTAGCCTTGCTTGCCGAAGGTTTAATTCCAGAAGGTGTTAGCGTTCCATACACCGTAACTGCCCCAAATATCAATAATTGCGGAGCGGTTGTTTGAGCAGATGCACTATACATGAAACAGATTGCATACATTCCTGCCGGAACCGTTATAGGGGCTGGAAGTGATTTTGTAATTGTTGTATTTGCGCTTGCTTTCCATAAATCACCGTCATTGGCCGTTGCTCCACCTGTTATCTTTGATAACGTAACCCCGGCCACTGAATAAATTTCTATACCGTTATATTCATCTGCAGTATATACCCCCTGTGTTGTTAATGCTACCTGAAACGCTGATATTGTGGTTTCTTTTGCAAAATAATGAAGGTTCATATAGTAACTACCATCAGTAATTGGCGAATAACCATTAAGATAGGTGGTTGAGAAAAGCGGAATTGATTTCGGGTTAAATCCCATAAATCTCATCTGTCTTAATAATAGCGACTCTTGGTTTAATATATCAACCTCTGGCACTGTATAATAAGCAGCCGTATCTCCGTTTGCTATTTGTAGATAACGAGCGTCTGCGATGGCTGTATCTAATTTAGAATTTAACTGAGTTTGAATTGCAGATGTAACGCCATCTACAAAATTAATCTCTGTTACAGTTGGTATTGCATCTGAAATCTGCCTCCATTTTAAACTTGTAACCGCTGATATTAAGATTATGCCTAATAGGCAAAATATCAAAATTGATTTTTTCATATTTAAATTTTATTATAAATTACATTAGGAATATCTCCAGTTGCTGGAGCAATTGTGAATCTAATAGTCTTAACTCCACTCAATGTAAGCGCAGTAACCTCAACTTGCATTGGATTTAATGCAACAAACGCCTTATCCATATTTGCGTCGTCTGGCAACTGCCAATCTGTTTCAACATCATTTGCTCCAGTTACTAAAAATATACCAAATCCAGGCGAACTGACAGAACCTAGACTATCTATTGCTTCTTTAATTTTCTTTAATTGACCAGTAATTTCGCTTGCCATAATATTTATTTTTTAATTGTTTTTGGTTTATTTTCAGCAATAGATTCGGTCGCTTTGTTGTGACGAGATTTTTCATCTAAGTCCTTCATTTTCAGCTTGTAATCCTGCTCTAGTTTATCTCGTTGTAATTTAATTTTCTCCATGTCAGATGCATCTTCTTCAGTATAATCTCCTTCTTTTCCAATTAACGCAACCTGAAGTTTAGTCTCATTTTCACGCTGACTAATCAAATCCTGTAATTGAAGTTCTAATTGTTTCATCTTTTCATTAGATTGTACTTGCGCTTGCATCGCCTGATTTTGCGCCTCACCTTCTTGAGTCTTGCTTTGCTTCATTGCATTTTCATCTTGCTCAATCCTACGCATCACAGATGTTAATGAAGAATCTGTGAATATTTTCATTACCGTAGAGAATGATAACATTTGATTTTGAAGTCCAGCATGAGCCAATTGTTCTAGCTTTTGCTTAAGCTCCATATCGCCCATATCATTGTCAACCATGATGTCGTAATCCATCTCAGCAAATTCATCGCCATCGACATCAAGCATTGTCATTATCTTGTCGTCGGTAATATATTGCAATTTCTTATTACGTCCTTTTAGGGCAATTTTAGCCGTTTCTAGCAACGCAATCAACGCACGCTTACGAACATTGTCATGTATCATAAAAAGCTCTTCAGTGCTATGAGAACTGCTTGAAATCGCACGCTCTACACCACCAACTGTTTCACGATTATCAACTTGTCCTTGGCGCTGTTTAGAAACACCAGAAATCTCAAACATCTCACCCTTGAGATATTCGAGTAGATTGATATATAATTGAATTGAATTACCAACCTCTAAGTCTAATGGTCTTCCAGAGGTATTAAAGTTGCCAGCTATCTTTCCGGTAGCGGCCCCCTTGGTTCCTTCTTTAAAACTATCTACTACAGAGATATTATCCTGCTCAATAAAATACAACCATTTCTGATAATCCCAACCAGCTGGCATTCTAGCTTTATCAAGTTCTAGAATTTTGCCATAGTTCTTTGCGATAGTTTTGTTGAGCCTATCTTTAACTGCATCAAACAGATATTGATAAGGCTTCATCCTATCCAATAGAGATACAGCTTTTGCCTGATTTGTATTGTATATTTGACCAATAATACCAGCGTGACATTGAGCTGGATTATTAAGGCGCATGTATTGTACCTTCTTGGGGCGCATATTGATATATACTTCCTTTCCTATCTTAATACCTTCCCAGATCTCATTAACCCAAAGGTCTTCTGATTCTTCTCCAGCAAACTGATCAACTCTATAGGTCTCATCTTTAAATGAATACATCTCTTCACCAGTCTGCGGATCGTATGCCTTGACGGATTTGATTTTACGTTTAGATTTCCAATATATGCGCAGGACTCTAACGTTACCCATATTATCTACATATGATGAATTTGGAAGTCCGGCAAAGTTGTTTCCCATCCATACGAATGAATCAACAGTGTTGTTCTCTAGGTTATCTTCTGTTATAAGGGGAGAATATAAGAAAGCACTCCGTTCGTCCATGTTGCCCATCTCATCAGTCTGTACGAGATTTTGGTTTGATATAGACTCAATATATTCAACATCTTTATCTTTAAGGTCTTCATAGTAATTATCAATAATTCTCGCTGGCGACCAATAATCGTCAAGAATAATAATGTCAGCATCTTCTATTTTAGATGAATAACCACTTCTAAGAGTATATACTTTCCTTGGGTTAAGGCATTCCATTGTAGGTTCTC